TGAGGACACTGATGAAGACACAGTATTTTGGATGAGTTATCCGAAACCACCAAAGGAGATGGAAGAATGAATAAACAAGAGTTGATTGAACAGATAAAAGGTTTAAAGAATCTTTTCGGTAACAAGGCAGAATATATCGAGATAGACGCAGCAATTAAACTTATTGAACAACTAGACGAACCGCAGAAGACGGTAGTACCGCAGTTTGTGGCGGATTGGATTGAGACGTGCAAAGAAAATAATATAATTTCATTGTCTGGCGCTTTTGAATATGCAAAAGAAGAAGTTGATACATGGTTATCAGATTGGAAAAATCAAGAAATATTCGCCAGTGCTTGGATTTTTGGCTACGAGGTCGAGAAAGAGAAGCGGTATTATGTAAGGTTTAAATGGATTGAAGAATCATATAGTTACTTAACCTTGATTAAGCACCTAAACGCTTGGACGTTATCGTCAATAAAATTAGATAAAAAATTTCGGACAGAACACACAAAAAAACAGCTCGAAGAAGCCGGGTTTGGTTGGGTCTTTGATTGTGAAGGAATTGAATTAGAGGAGGTAAAGGAATGAATTACAAAGTAACAGTAGATGGTAAAGAAATTGAATATGGTGCATTGGTTGAAAAATCACGTTTTTCAGAAAAAGAATGGTCTGCTATCTATGCGGAAATTGTGAAACAAAATCAGCCAGAAGTGTTTGAAAGCAGGAAAGCAGATACTGACTACATAGATGCCTTTGGTTCTTTAATTGCTCTTGAGGAGCGCTATGAAGCGTTGCTTGAGTTGTTACCACAGGATGAATTTTCTTATGCTGGGACACATCCAAAATGGGTAGCTGATGCAGTTGTAGAAAATACATTAAATAAAGAAGACACGATAAACGATATATCTGATTTTCTTGAACAATGCTCGACTCTAAGAGAATTGCAGGACAAGCTGATGGAATATTTTGATTTACAAGATTGCTAAAAAAAGTCGAGGAGGTAACAGAATGAAACGACCAAACAAATACCCATATACACGAAGTCAGTGGGAAGAGACAACGACGGCAGTTTATTCGTATAACAACGGAGAATATGAACTGTTTAGAGGTCTTGAAAACAAATTCACGGGAGAAAGAGTAGAGGTGAAATAATGGAAGAGATTATCATGGCTTCATTGCCTAATAAAGAATTAAATCGTTTGATTAAAATTGAAATTGCTGTTGAGACTTTAATTGAGAATGGAGTTCTTGACGAAGATGTATTTAACCAGTATTTGAATGAAGCATAAGAGGAAGAGGTAGAAATATGATAAAAAAATTATTAATTACAGTTTTTGTTTGTTTGTCTTTTATAACACTATCGGGGTGTGGAAATAAAGATATTCTTGGAACAACTTTTACTTTCAAATACGCAAAAGTCAGACTAGTTGACGGACGAATTGTCGAAGGTGAAGTAAAGCAATGGGCAAAATATGACGAACAAGATAGTATTCGTGTGACTTTCGAAAATGGCGAGGTATATTACACTCACTCAAGCAACGTAACACTGTATAACAAATAGATGGGAATTAACATGGACCTACAAAACTTTATCTATTTACTACTCGCACTAGTCTGGCTCTACGGCCTGATCTGGGCTAGTGTGATAGCGTTTAAAAACAGAAAGGAAAAATGATGAGTTTGGATAATGTACATATACCAATGCGAGCGAACAGAACTCTATCTATTGCCCAAATAAATGGCAAGCTAGAGATAGCTATACTTGGGGAAGAGTTTTTTGAAACCGATTCATACTTTGAAGATCTGCACGATGCAGTGATGCCATTTGACAATATAAGAGGTTTAAAGCGTATTATTGATCATATCATCGATGTGGAGGACAATAAATGAGGGTATATGTTGTTAGGAAATACCATGGACGCTCAAGTTGGAGCGATCCTAAACACTTAGCAAAGTATACAGAGAAAGAATTCCATGCTAGATCCGAGGCACTTGCTTATCGTGAAAGTTTAGGATTGAATGGAATTATAGAAGTGTACTGTAGGGAGGATAGTAAATGAATCTAAGAAGTCGGTTTGGGTATTTAATTTTGGCTTTGCAACAGTATCCATTCGAGAAAGAAATCAAGGAACGGATTGAAGAAATTGAAGTACCTTGGAAACCAACCGATCCAAATACAGGGATCAAGAGTAATAAGGTAATGACACCGAAAGCTCTGTCCGATATCATCAAGAAAGAATCGGATCCAGAACTGCATCGTCTCGAATTGCTCAGAGAAGCAATCAGCACTATCAAGATTTTGACACCAGAAAAACAATGGGCTGCAATCAAAGAAGTATATATCGATGGAACTCTTACAGTAGAAGGAGCATCGATTAAATACTTGCATTGTAGTAAGTCTCTTGCCTACAAGGAAGTGATCGAGCCATTCTTTAGTGGGCTAGAAAAGAAAATCTATGAACTATCTGTGAACACTAAGATTAATATTAATTTGGAAAAAAGTTAAAAATACAGTCGAAAGTGTGGAAAAAAGTTAAAAATAAGGTAGTATAATTATATTATCGGGTAAAACCGAACCGATGGATCCTTATGAAACGGGTTAGGAGTTAGCTCAGTTGGTAGAGCGGTCGGGTTATAACTGGCGTGTCACAGGTTCGAATCCTGTACTCCTAATATCAGCCAAGTCAGCACAAGCTGGCTTTTTATTTTACCTAGGAAGGAGGTGGCACTGTGAACATTGTGGATCCTATTCGTGACAAAGATGATATCCAGGCAATGAAGGAATATCTGCGAGAATGGAATGAGCGAAACTATTTGCTCTTTTTATTTGGCATCAATTCCGGATTGCGCGTAGGAGATATCTTGAGGATACGAGTAAAAGATGTGCAAGGTTGGTATATCAAAATAAAAGAGCAGAAGACTGGAAAAAGGAAACAGCTCAAGATGACAAAGACTCTGAAAAAAGAAGTCAGAGAGTATATCAAAGATATGCCACTGCATCATTATCTGTTTCAAAGTCGCATTGGAAAAAACAAACCACTGGACAGGCGGACAGTCGATTGGATATTGAAGACCGCAGCTATCGAGTGTGGGATCGAAAACATTGGAACCCACTCGATGAGAAAAACATTTGGCTATCATTACTATAAAAAGACTAAAGACGTGGCAATGCTCATGGATCTGTTTAACCATTCATCTCCTGCGATCACACTGAGATATATCGGGATTAGACAAGATCAACGAGATAAAGCCATGTCTAATTTTGATTTATAGTTATCAATTAGACATAACGAGTAAAACGCTAATTAGTTTTATTAGTTACCTTTTATTCATTTATTTTACTGGCTTTTTAATGCCGGGATGAATCAGACAGAATATAAGATATGTCTAATTCAAGAGAGAAAAACAACATAGTTTTCAGAAATAATATAATGAATTTCAGAAATAGATAATTGAAAGTATGAAATGTTACAGAGGATTTAAGAATTGAAAGTAGATGTTTCGACAAGAGAAAGTCGTAGAGAGTTTTATCTTTCAAGATCATGGAGACAACTGAGACTCGAAGCAATGAGTCGAGATCACTTTGAATGTGTTTGGTGTCGAGATGCGGGCAAAGTGACGACAGACAATCTCGAAGTCGATCACATCAAGGAGCTAGAATATTATCCAGAGTTTGCTTTAGATATAGACAATCTTCGTACTCTATGCAAGGAGTGTCATAATAAGCGACATCATCGCTTTCAATTTCGCAAATCATCCAAACTGCAAAATAAAAATTTTCGTTCGGACGAATGGTGGGGATGAAAATTTAAAATTTTGAAAAATTCAAAGACCCCCCGGTCGAAAAAAATCGAAAAAAATCGGTCTCTGGGAACCGGTGGGAGGGGTCGATTGTCCAAATGCAAAGCACTATTTTTTAAGGGGGAGGGGGCTCATGGAAGAATACTCAGAAAAAAATATAAAAGAATTGGAAAATCAGTTACTTTCCAAAATTGGCAATTTCAGCACACGAAAGAAAGATGCGATTCAGTATGAGAAAGTTCATCGCTATCTCTATCTGGTCCGTTTACTGTATGAGTTGAAAGAACGACTCAAACAAGATGGATTAGTCATCACCGTCCATAACGGTCAGCAAAGATTTCAAAAAGCGAACTCGTTAATCAAAGAAATCAATACAACCAGCAATCAGCTACTAGCGATTGAGCGATCATTTGACTTTGAGGTTGAAAATTCACCAGTCGAGAAGAAACCACCATCGGACGGAAGTGATCTGTTGTGATTTCTCATCCTCTGATTGATGAATACATCGAACTTGCCGAATCAGGAAAAATCAAAGTCAACAAAGAACGCTCACTCTTATTCAAAATCATCAAGGAAAAAATCTATCCGAGGGATGATTTATATTTTGACAATGATTTGATTGAGAAATATATCCAGTTCACCGAGAAGAATTTCTTTCCACTGGCTAAGTATCAAAAGTTCGTCACGCCATTTATCTTTCTTTTTCGGAAAGAAGATGGTGAACCTCAATTTGATGAAATATTGCTGACCCTTGCTCGTGGGGGAGGGAAGAATGGTTTTATGTCCAGCCGGGACGCATTCTTCATCAGTCCTCTCTATCCTGTAAGAGATTACGATGTGACTATCACAGCTAACTCTGAGAAGCAAGGCAAGGTATCATTTGAGGAAGTTTATGAAACTGTCCAGAGAAGAGGACTGGAAGATCATTACTATTTGACAAAGATGTCTATTACAGGCCGAGGGAATAACTCGGTCTTTTCTTATCGGACGAACAATCCGAAGACAATGGACTCGGCTCGTGATGGTTGTCTTGAATTCGATGAAATTCACCAGTTCGAAAATGACTCTGCTGTTAAAATCCAGCGGTCAGGGCTTGGTAAGATTGCCCATGCTCGTACCTTCTACAATGGTACCAATGGGCATGTCCGTGAAGGGTTCTACGACAAGTTGATTGAAAAATCAATGAAAATCTTGAATGGTGAACTTGATGAGTTCCGTTTTTTCCCGTTTATCTGCAAGTTGGATGATCCGGAAGAAGTGGACGATATGAGCAACTGGCCCAAAGCGAATCCTATGCTTGATGAAACAACTCCTTATGCCAAACGTCTATTAGCTAGAACGAAAGCTGACTATGATGATTTAGAATTGGAACCATCAGGCAGACAAGAGTTTATGACAAAACGGATGAACCTGCCAGAAGCAGACATCGAAAAAGATGTGACCACTCGTGAAAAGTTAATGGCTGCATTGAGAAGCCCTGGCATAGATCTCTCAGGAAGATCTTGTGTCGCTGGTTTCGACTACGCAAGCATCAGAGACTTTGCCAGCGTTGGTCTACTCTTTAAAAACGGTGATGAATTTATCTGGAAGCAACACAGTTTTGCTAGAAAGCAATTTTTGGATATGTTTAAAATCAAAGCTCCAATCCGTGAATGGCAGGAGCAAGGACTCTTCACTATCGTAGACGGTCCAAGTATAGATCCAAGATTACTTGTTGATAAATTGATCCAGTGGCGCAAGCTGTACAATATCGAAATTGTCTGCGCAGACGGATTTCGAATGGACTTGCTAAAACCATTGCTGGAAGAAGCTGATTTTGAATATGAATTCTTGCGAAATCCAGGAGCGATACAGTCGAAGGTAGCTCCAATCATTGAAGATGGATTTGCGAATGAAAGATTCATTTTTGAAAACGACAAATCAATGCTCTGGTATACCGATAATACCTTTGTCAAAGAAGACAAAGACGGAAACAAGAGATTTTTGAAAAAGGAACCGTTGAGACGAAAGACTGACGGCTTCCATGCCTTTATTGCTGCTCTCTACAAGAGAGAAATCATTCAGGAGAGTACTGTTGGAGACTTTCTTGATGTGATCAAAGATTGGGAATTTTAGAAAGGACAACAAAATGAACAAACGAATGAAGAAGAAACAACAACTCGAACAAAAGATCCAAGGCCTTGAATGCGAGCTTGCTGTAGTAAGCAAAGAAAACATGGAACTATTGAACAAGATTGGTTCAATCAGTGCTGAATTGAATACTTTGAGCCAGTCCGTGAAACGACATGAAGATATTTGCGGTCAAAATGTCGAACAAACAAATAAAGAGTTTGAATCAATCAAGAAGGAACTCAAACGCTCCAAAAAATCTTTCTTCAAACGATAAAAGAAAGATCCGGGTGGGTGGTAGGCATAAAATTTTAGAAAGGAGGAGGTGCCTTGGGATGGCTAAATTTATTCAAGCGAGAAGTTCCAGAACCAAGTTTTGAATTTGATGAGCTGGAGCGGAT